ATGTAATTTTATTTTTTCTATTAATTTATCTAAAAGTCCTACATAAATTTCTTTACTGTGTACGTTTAGTAGATGAATTTGACCATTCCAATTTTTATACTTATTACCTCTCATAAATTTTGCATTGGGAACTTCAAATGCAAAATATGGGGATAGATCATATAAAACGTGAGGTTCACATTCTAACTTTAGATAGACTTCATTTTTCTTTTTAATAACAACATCAGATTTCATGTTAACTATATCCTGCAGTAAATTTAGACCATTCAATACTGTTTTTAATTACAAAAGTTCTATTTTCAATATTTTTTAAAATACTTTCCAGATATTTTAACATTAAATTATAATAATCTATTTTAGTTGCAGACTTTATAATATCTTGATCTGAACTCATATACTTATCTAGGTCTTGTTTAATTACTCTATGATCGAAAGGGTTTTCCTTGTACACTTCAGGACTTGCCTTTCCTGAGTAATATAACCATTTTTCTTTTTGAATTTCTAAGTACTTGTTTTCTTCTATTTTTTTTAAAAGTGAAATATTATTATAAATTTTATAATATTTGGAGTGTAGATTGGGAATTTTAATACTTTCTAGATGTAAATTATCGGGATCTATTTGAGAATCTTTTTCCCAAAGATCTTCAATTTCATTGATATTCATGAATTAAGTTTGACAATATTGTAGATAGTATACTTGAAAGTTGCTTGTGCTGTCACGTATTGGATATCATTTACTTGTGAATTAAATTGTATCGTGCTAAGAGATACTGGAAATAAATCTTTAAAATCAATTCTTATATTAGGATTGTAGTTACTATTATAAATTACTAAACTTCCATCTGACATACCTGAAATAGCAGTTTGCTTGCCTTTGCTATTCTCGTCTTCATTTAGAAGTTGTTGATATTGCTCTAGACTACTTGGGAAACCAAATTGAATTAACCAATTATAAACTTCAAGATAATTTTCCATATCTTCATCTACATTAAAACGAAGAGTTAAATCATCATAAGTTAATACATCACCAGGAACTGGAATTTGTTTTAAATATGATGACTGGACTGCAACTCCCAAATTAATACCAGGAATTGAAATTTCATTACAAAAAAAATCAATTTTTGGTTTTTTAACTAAAGAAAATTTAAATCCCGTTGGAGATAAAAAACTTTTATTATTGATTTGATTTTTCCAAGGATTTTGTGACATTTTATTGAAAAAATATTCATACAATATATTTATTTCCAATAAAAAAGGACCCCCTGAGGGGTCCAGTGAACTTAATGTGAATGGATCACATGAGGTTCTTAACAAGAGTTCTCTTGTAGTAGGTGTTGGAGTTTCTCTGGAGTCTTCCAAGACCTTGGTTAAGACCTTCAGCAAATGGGTTAGCAACCATGCCATAACGAGTCTTAAATCCAATTTTTGGTTGGAAGGACTGCTCACCAACGGCACGAACCATTTGGAGAGGAACATATGGGCAATAGAAGAGACCTGCATCGTAAGGTGAGGTTCCCTTGTAACCAGCAACATAGAACTGGGTGTTGCTATTGTTTGCAGAATATGGGTCGATATAAACCTTATACTTACCTTGGAGAACACCTGCAAAAGTATTACCGGTGTCATCTACCTGGAGGTTTGCGTTGAGTGCTGGGGTGTAATCCAGGATTCCTGCGTGAGACAGTGCTGAAGCAACGTCTGCAGAGCAGAGAATCATGTTCCCCTTACCTCTACGAGTTCTTTGTGCAATCAGGTTGGCATCTCTTTCCATTTGGAAAATAAGACCTTTGAACTTCTCAACTGACCAACGACCGTTGGAGTCAACATCAAGGTCAAAGATACCAGGAGTTGCAACGTTATTTTGTGCACCAGGTTCTGCAATCATGTAGATGGTACGAATAACTTCACGGTTGATCTCAGCAAGAATCTCAGTTGAGAGAATGTTTGCAAGTTCAGCCTCAGCATTCAGACCGTGAATTGCCTTCAGATCCTGAGCAAGCTCAAGACTGTATTCTGCTTTCAGAGCACGAGACTTAGCAGTAACGGATACACGCTCGATGCTAAGTGCCATCTCGTTGAAGAAGGTGCCAGCATCATTGAGATCATTACCGAGACTTTCTGCCTCAGAAGTGCTCATTGCCTGACCAACATTGTACTCACCGAGAGGTGCAGAAGTTGGGTTGAGAAGACCTGGGTTTGAACCAACCTGTGCAGTGGTTCCGAAACCAACGTTACCGTTAGTCCAACCATTGTCATTGTTTCTGCCAGCATTCTGACCAGAGAAGGTGGTATCTACTTCATTGTAGAATGTTTCATTACCTTGTGGGTTGGTATAACGTGATCTCATTGCGAAAATGAGACTTACAGGACCGTTCATTGGTTGAACACCTGCTAGGTCATATGCAACAAGGTTAGGCATTGAACGTCTGATCAGTGAGATCAGAACTGGGTCGAAACCTGCTACTGGACCTGCTGCGGAAGCACCGTAGCTGAAACCTGCTGCACCTGATCCTGCGGGATCAGTGTTCATGGTTGGGGTTGCTTCTGTAAGAAATTCTCTCTCTTCTCTAAGAGCTTTTTCTTGGTTCTCTAACAGGATAGCAGTTACCGCTCTACGATGTGGATCTTTGATTTCATTAAGACCATTGTAGTCAAGGAGTGGTGCCCACTTTTCCTGCAGCTGTTCTGCATTGAACATTTGCATTTGAATTTACCTCTGTGTAAAATTGTTTTTTGTTTGATTTTTATTATCTAAAATTCACTTTCTAGAAACCTTTCCAAGTGCATTTAAGTATGCATCCATAGTTCTACTGGTTGACTGATATTGCATAGTCTCAGTAGTTTCTTCTACTAGATAATCTTGGGTGTTTCTTGGAGTACCAGTAGTAGATGGGAAATAAGATTCCCTCAATGTTACTAGTTTCTCACGATATTCTTCCTCACCATCAAACTCAACATTTTCCGCAAGAGAAGCAAGCTTATCTTTCTGAGAAAGTGCAAGACCCTCAGAAACTTCACCAAAGATTACATCGGTAACTGACTCTGCTAGTCTTTTGTTTAGAGCAATATTTCTTTCAATTTGCTCGTTGAGTTTAGTCTCCATATCATCAAGTTTTTCTACCATGCTCTCAAGTACATCATATCTTTCTTCAGGGATAGTTACATAATGATCTTCAAAAAGTTGCTTGAGATTATTGAGGAAGCTCTCTGTCATTTCTGCTCTGAGACCTTGCTCTAGAGCAATTGCATTCTCTTCCAACCATTCTTGAGCAACATACTCAAGATAGGAATCTACTCTTTCAGTTAAAGATTCAGCAATTGCTTCAACTTCTTCTGAAAGTTGCTGTTCGTACTTTTGTACGATTGCTTCTTCAATTTGCTCAGTTCTGGCATTTAGTGCTGCTTCAAAAACAGTCTTTGCCTTGAATTTAAATTCTTCGGAAAGTTCTTCACCTGAAAGGAGTGCCTCTACATCTTCTTCAATCTGAGTCTCGATTTCTTCGATTTGCTCCTTCATGGACTCGTCTTCTTCATCCTCGTCCTCTTCATCCTCATCTTCTTCTTCGTCTTTTTTCTTAGACTTTTTCTTAGAAGATTTTTCTTCATCTTCAGACTCTGCAGCTTCTTCAACTACTTCGTCTTCCAAGTCTTCATCGATCAGATCTTCATCATCTAATTCTTCCTCTTCTTTAACTGCACCTTTTGCAAGATGTTTCATAGGATCGGCTGCTTTAGCACCACGATTTACTACGTCTCTTACTTGCTGAAGGATTGCAGCAGGATCTTTCAATTTATTACTATCATCATCAGGACGACTATTTTCTGGGGTAGGACCTCCCAAATCTTCCCATCCAGCTGTTTGACCATCAGGAATACCTGTAGTTAACTTTGCCATTGGGTCTCCTGCCTTTGCACCAGCATTGACAGCAGTTTTGGATTGCTTAGTGCCTACTTCCATTTCTTGTAAGTTTTTACCACGAGACATTTGAACTCTCCGAATAACCTTATTGTTTTATTCTGTATTTATTTATAATGTTGAGTTTTTATATGAGTTTTAAATAATTTTCAAAATGTTGTAATTTTCTTTCTTCAGTTAATCTTCTAGAAACTACATCATTTTCAATCTTATTTTTAATATTTTCAGAAATCCAAATTTGTTTTTTAGAATCATATAACCAACTAACACCTTCCATGATTCCATTTACAAAAGCTTCAGGTGCAGATGGATCGTGCACAATGTCAGCAGCAGTAGAAAGCATGAAATCTTCACTTACTTTACTGTAACCCTCATTGGTTTGGACTAACGTACCAACACCACGAGAAGAAACTCCAAGTTTTACACCTTCTTCATAAAGACCTGCTGCAATTTTACCCATTGGTAAGGAAGTTAAAATTTTAGCTTTGCCTATGAAATTATTACCACTTTCTTTTAGTGAAATAATATTGTGAGAAACTCTATCTAAATTGATAGTTGGTCCAGATGGGTGACCAAGTTCACCTACTGCTCTACCTTTGCTTAAATAATTTTCAGTATACAAATTAACCCCTTTTCTCAGGGTGTCCATTGGATACATTCTTCTATTTCTATTTGCAATATTTCCTTGTAAAAATATTCCTTCAATGTAGAGAGATTTTTTACCGTTGATTTCTTCAACGATAACTTCTACCTGTTCAATTTCTTCTGTGATTAGTTTCATTAGCTGAAATTAGATACGACTTGTACTTCTGTAATATGAATTTTTGAAGAGGAACCACTGTCATTATAGGCAGCAACTTTGGTTACTTTTCTAACTTCACCTGTAGGTACAGTAACAGGACCTTGTGATGATGTATCCCAACTCAAAACCATTTTGGTTTGATGTGGGCTATCATATGATGTAGATTGATCAATATTGGAAACTCGTGCAAAATTAGTATTAATTCCTGCGGGAGAAATTCCAGATAGTGATACATAATCACCAACTTCAAATGCACATCCAGTTCCAGATGGTACTGTAATTGTTGTAGTTGCTCCTGTTTGTATTCCTACAGTTGGTTGTGATCTTACAGTTTCTTTTAAGATTAATTCACCATTTGCAGGAATCCATATTGAAGTTGAGGTGTTAACTACTGGTGTTGTACCTAATTCAATATAAGTATTTTGTTCTGGTACAATACGCAAATAACCGGATTTAAGTGCAATAGGAGTTGAAGTCACTATTCCAGTTCCTGCAACACTCAAAGTAGGTAAATTTTGTACAATTTTAAACGCAGACATAGTATTTGATACTTATATTAGTTATTTATTATTATTAATATTCAGATTGCTCATCCCCAAAAACACTTGCTGCAACTTCAGGTTTTAGTGATTCCACTTTTTCTGCAGCTCTCATATAAAGAAGCTCTTTAATTTTGTCACTTACATCTGAAGGAGTTTCACCATTAACAATCATTGTAATTAGGTCTTCCATAAAATTAATTTGTTAGTTCTGATTATTTATCAAATTTCTCCAGCTTGAACATTAGAGTCTGATACTCCGGGTTCTTTCATCGGAGCACCTAAAGCATCTGTTCCGATATCTCCTTGTTGCATAGGTGCTCCCATTTCAGGTTGCATCATTGCAGCAGGATCTGGAATTATTCCATCTTTTATTTCTTTTTTCATTTGTTTATCTATTTCAAGCATTTCACTATCACTCTGTCCGAGAATTTCTCTCCTTACATATTCTGCAGAGAAATATCTACCAAGATATGGATCCATTGCTGCAACCACACCAAGTTTATCATTCATAATCTCATTTTTCTTAAGATCTGAAAAATGGTTATCATAAAGATAATCAAATTGAATATGCTCAGATAATACTTTCCAATCCTCTGGAGTTACAATATTTTTTAATATAAGTTGTGTTTTTAGCATGTCTAAAAAGACATTAGAAAATCTCTTTCTTAATCTTCCTACAAATCTGGTAAATTTTAATTCATCACGAAGAATTTCTGAAGATCTTCCGAGGTTAAATCCACCACCCGAATCTAATCTTGTAGATGGAACCCCAAGTGATTTGTAAAGTTTCTTCTGAAAATACTCAATATCTGAAAGTTCTCCTAGATTCTGACCACCAGGTAGAGTAGTAACTTCAGTTCCTCTTCCACCTTCCCTACGAGGCAACCAATAATCTTCAAGCATTGCCATATATTTTCTGTCATCTTTAATCTCACCAGTATCTGCATTATAAACAAGTTTATTTCTATACCTGTTCATAACATCTCTCATATATTGCTCGGCTTTAATTTTTGGTAGGTTGCCGACATCAATATAGAAAAGTCTACGTTCAGGTGCACGAGATAGTCTATAAATCACTAGAGAATCTTCAATCATTCTAAGTTGATTGAGTGATTTGATTGCTTTATGTAAATAGGATAGTACGGTTTGTCTGTTTCTATCAACAAGACCAGATGTTACATAGACAACTGAGTCTGGGGACAATTTTATCCCTTTAGTTGCAGAAGTATAACTTCCATGTAAATTAGATACTGTGGCAGAATATCCTACTGAGGGGTCATATAAATAAAACTCTTCAATTTCTGGATTTGTAATTTCATCAACATTAGTCTGACCGTTTCTTGCAAGTATAGATTTAACTTGTGCAGATACAGTATTTTCCTGTTTTTTCTTAAGTCTTCTAATATATTTAATTTTTAATGGGTCAATATATCTAACTTCTTTAATTCCCTCTTCTGGGTGCTTTAAATCAATTACTTTGTGGTAATAGATTCTCCCATCTACGTACCAATTTCTAAAAATTTCATGTGCTTTAGAATCGAAATCCATGATTTCCTTAATGGATTTGAATTCTTTTCTTATAA